TGTAACAATTAGTGCTGGGACTAATGAGGTCTTTCTTGCTCACTCAGAGGTGGATTATACTATATCTATTTTGTCTGCGGGCTCGGGCGGAACAGGCCAACAAGGTGATGTTGTCAGTGCTGGAACTGGTTTTTCTGGTGGGGGAACCGCAACAGTTACCATTACAAATAACGGAGTATTTGGAAATGGTGCTAAATTAAAAATTACGGCTACTCTACAAAAGTCTTCTGCTTCGGCAAAGACCAAGACTGTAAACTTGATGAAAAAACTTAAAGTGGTGCCTGGTGTTTCAGCAGCATATGGAACTAGGCCTACAGATAAGACTGTTTCCTTGGGGAGAGCAGATGTCTTTAAACTGGTTGGTGTGTTTGATTCAGAATTAACAGATACAGATGCAACCACACCTACATTGACAGTTGGAACAATTACAGGCACATTTACAAGAGGCGAACAAATTACAGGTGGAACCAGTGGTGCTAAGGGTAGAATTATTTCTACTTCCTCTCCAATTGAATATGTTCTTAGGCGAGGAACCACAGCTGATTTTGCGGCGGGCGAAACAATAACAGGATTTTCTAGTGGTGCAACTGCCGTGGTGTCTGCTGTTAATACTGGTTCCCCTAATATTACAGATAGATATTTGCTAGATACAGGACAACGAGACAACTATTATGATATTGGTCGTATTGTTCTGAAACCTGGCCAGGTAAGTCCCATTGGCCGACTTCTTGTGATCTACGACTATATGGAACATGGAACGGGCGATTTCTTCACTGTAGATTCTTATGTGGACGTTGCTGATCAGATGACTTATGAGGATATTCCAGCATACGTTGCAACGAAGGTTGACCCTGATGATCCAGCTCCTTCTGGTACGTTTAAATTGCAAGACTGTTTTGATATTCGTCCTAGAGTAGAGGACATTGCTGGAACATCGACTAATATTAATTCTACAGACCAAGTGACAGGAAATTCTTTTGATTTCTTTCATCGACAATTTGATGGCACAGGTTCGTCTCAGGTCGATTTCTTGAAACCGTCATCTTTGATCACCTCTGACTTTGAATATTATCTACCGTATAATGCAAAAATTGAGTTGAATCAAAATGGAGACTTTGAATTATTCAAGGGTGTTCCGGCCGAACGCCCAGAGATGCCTGCTGGTAAAGATCAGAACATGCCTATGTTGGAACTTAGAATTCCGGCGTACACGTTTAGACCCACACAGGTAAATGTCAGGAAGTTCAAAAATCAACGATATACTATGAAAGATATCGGAAAACTTGAACAACGACTAAATCATGTTGAGTACTATACTTCACTTAACATGCTAGAACGAGATGCTGAGAGTTTTCAAATTCAAGATGCTAACGGTCTTGACAGGTTCAAGTCTGGATTTGTTGTAGATAATTTTTCTGGCCATTCTGTTGGTGATGCTAGAAGTCCAGATTATAAAGTTGCCATTGATATGACTGCAAACGAAATGCGGCCGGAATGTACTCCAAAAGGTATTAGCTTAATCGAACAGGCAGAAACCGACTCTGAAAGAGCAACTGCTGGATATGCGAGAACAGGTGATCTAATAACACTTCCATATAATGAGGTGGTGTTCCAAGAACAACCATATAAGACTCGTGTGGAACGAGTAACACCAGTTCTTTTGGCTAACTGGCAGGGCCGGATTGAATTGTCGCCCTCTGGTGATGAATGGTTTGAAACAGAACAAGCACCAGATTTGATTGTTAACGTAGAAGGTAATTTCGATACATTCCTTGAGGCAAACAGAAGTAGGTTAGGAACTGTTTGGAATTCTTGGCAAACAACGTGGAGTGGCGTTGTCGGAACTTCAACCACCCGTGACGGCTCGCAACAGACAGGTTTCGCCGGCGGCGGTGATATAATTACTACCATAACAACAACGAGATCAGACCAAACACGCACAGGCATCCAAACAAATGTTGTTCCACAGATTGATTTGGAATCTCAAGGCACAAAAGTTATACAGAGGGCTTTTATTCCATTTGTTCGTGCAAGGAATGTTGCTTTCGAAGGCACAGGTTTCTATCCAAATATGAGACTGTATGCGTTCTTTGATAAACAAGATGTTACTCAATACATTACAGCTACTTCTGGTTACACAACTGATGCCGCTGATGTTAGTGGTGTTATTGCCGCTGGAACACCTTTGATTACTGATGCTACTGGTGAAATTAAAGGTGTATTTGCAATCCCTGATCCTAAAATTGATGGAAATCCTAAATTTAGAACCGGCGAAGTCGAATTTAGGTTAACCTCTAGTCCGACGAACGTTACATCAAAAATGCCGGAAACTGAGGGCCAGACGATATATAATGCGGTTGGAATTTTGGAAACAGAACAAGAAACAATTATTGCAACTCGTAATGCTAGATTAGAATTGAGAGAGGTTAGCTCAAACCGAAGTGTTACCAGCACCAATGTCTCTCAAACTGTTGTCCCGTTGCCTCCGGTTCAAGATGGAGACGATTGGACCGATTGGGACAACGGCGACGGCGGTGATCCAATTGCTCAAACTTTCTTCATTAAACCTGGCGATGGGTTGCATAATGACGGTAAAGTAGCGCCTCGTGGTGGTAAGAGTAGCCAATCGCCTGGTCGATTTATCACATCAATTGACCTTTACTTCACTCACAAAGACCAAAATCTACCTGTTTGGGTAGAAATTAGAAATACTGTGAACGGTTTCCCTGGCCCAAAAACATTGCCATTTGCTCGTTCTGTTAAAAAACCAAGTGAGGTAAACGCTGATCTTACTGGCGCAACAGCCACAACATTTAGATTTCCTAGTCCTGTGTTTTGTCAACATGGGGTTGAGTATGCGTTTCTGGTGATGACTTCCTCACCAGAATATAAATTATTTATTTCTCGTATGGGAGAAACGACCATTGACGGTGCTCGTGCTGTTTCTGAACAACCGCATCTTGGCACTATGTTTAAATCACACAATGCGAGCACATGGGCTCCGTCCTTAACCGAGGACATAGCCTTTGTGATGCGGGCCGCTAAGTTTGAGACTACAGGGGGAACAGTAACACTGACGAATGATGCTGTTCCAACAAAGACGTTGGCAAACAATCCAATTATATTTGATCATGGAAATACCGCTTTACGTGTGTTGCACCAAAATCATCATATGTATGCATCAACTAATAATGTGGAAATCAGTGGTGTCGTATCTGGCGCATCAACCACATTGGCTGCAGCACTGGATAGCACTGCGACCACGTTTACTCTTACATCTTCTACTGATTTTGACGATACCAGTGGGAAATTTAGAAACAACACCAGTGGTGAATGGTTCGTCAAAATTGGTGACGAAATTATCAAATACACTGCTATATCTGGATCGACTGTATCAAGTGCGGTTCGTGGTCAGAACAGCACAACAGCTGTTGCTCACTCGGCTGGTGCAACTGTTGAATTTTATATGTTGCATGGTGTTCCTCTTACAGAGATTAACAAGACGCACACCGCTCTTGGTAACATTGGTATTGATTCTTACACGGTTACTCTATCAACAACACCTCAAATTAGTGGCGGTTCTACAACTGCTCAGAATGGCGGAGATAAAGTGGTTGCGTCTGAAAATGCTATGATGGATACAGGTAATACGCAACTAGGGCATTTAAAATTACCTAAAACAAATATTGAAACCAGTATTAGGCCTATGACGGCGACGAGCGCTTCTGGAGCTCAGTCTTCGTTTGTTAACACTTTGGCTGCGGATGCGTTTGACATTGATCTAGATCAGAATATAGATTTTGATAAACCACATATGATTGCTTCATCTGTTAATGAAACATTGGAAAACGATGGTAATAAATCTTTCTTCATGGACTTGAAACTTACCACAGAAAATTCTGATGTGTCTCCTGTCATTGACATGGATCGGGCTTCGTTTATTGCTGTGGGTAACAGGCTGAACAAAATTGATAGTGCTTCAGATGTTTATCCAACAACCGATTATGTTTCATCTGTGGCCCCAGAGGGAGATAACAATGCGGCAATTTATATTACAAGGAAGGTTTCTCTAGAAAATCCTGCTACTGCTTTAAAGGTTTTCTTTGCTGCGAATAGACATAACACTGCTGATATTGAAGTTTATTATAAAATCTTGCGGTCTGATGATGCATCTGCATTTGACGATCTGGGTTATGCCCCATTTAATGCTGCTGGTGAACCTGATACAGTAGCGCAACCATCACTCGTTAAGTCAGATTTCCAACAGTATCTTTACACTGGAGGGGTGACTGATCAGGGTGAGGGCACAGCTCTTGATGAGTTTATTGCCTTCTCAATTAAGATTGTTCTTAAAGGAACCAATTCAGCACAACCGCCTAGACTTAAAGATTTGCGGTGTATTGCCCTGGCGATGTAAAATGAGTGATAATATTAGACAAGTAGAAGGTTATGAACACTTAGTTAAAGATATGAATAGCAAGGCTGTTATTAATACAGACAAGAGTGCTTATGAAAGGGCAAAAAAGAGAGCGCAGGCTGCTGAAATGCAGAGGGATGCAATAAGACAAACAACTAGAGAGATAAATAATCTAAAATGCGAAATGCATGAGATTAAAAGTCTACTCAAAGAATTGGTAGGTAACAATAATGGCGATTAGTGCTTCACAGATAACAGCCTCTCAAACATTAGAGGAATTTCGTTTAGAGTTTAATAAACTTCAAACTGATGTTGATTCGTTGCAGACCAGTGCTACGTTTGGTACATCTATTACGTTTGAAGGAGCTACTGAAGATGAATTTGAGACAACGCTGACTTTAGTTGATCCTACGGCTGACCAAACTCAGACGCTTCAAAATAAAAGTGGCACACTTGCCATTATCGGTTCAGATACCACTGACTCCATTATTTTAGATGGAACAGATTCATCCAACTCAAACGCTGGAAGCGCTTTGCTTCTAGATGCCTCTGCCGATGGCGTTGATGTTGAGGATGTACTTCTCTTTGAGGAAAATACCGGCGATCACTTAACGAACCCAGCACCAATTCCAGAAGATGATGTTCTTTTGGAAACATCAACATTTGGTAAACCTGATTTTCTTTTGGATGAACGTGATGGCGACAAAATAGAATATCAAAGTGCAACAGGAGATAATCTACTTGGTGCCCTGTTTGTCCCACCAGCTTCTGGTGGTATTCAGTATACTACGCCAGCAGCTGATGGCACCACAAACCAAGTTCTGTCTACTGATGGGGCTGGTAATCTTCAATTTGTTAATCAGTCCACTGGTCTTAGTATAGCTTCTGGTGACGTTAACAACCGTGTTCTCACTACAAACGGTTCTACACAGGCTGTCGGCGAAGCTAATCTTACCTTTGATGGTTCTACTCTTGCAATTACAGGAGTGGCCACAGCCAATACCTTTGAACCAGATGGAGATACCTCTGCTGGAGACAACGCAGCTATTGGTTATACCTCTGCTGAAGGCCTAATCTTAACAGGTCAAGGCTCAACCTCAGATATCACTTTCAAGAACGATGCCGATGCTACGGTATTCTCAATTCCAACAGGCACAGATGACGTTCTGTTTCCTGATAGCGCAAAAATTCTACTTGGTACTGATAGTGATTTACAGATTTACCATACCGGAAGTCATGGATATATTGTAAATAATGCTGGTAATCTTATCATAGATGATCAAGGTGGTGGCGGTATTACTCTTAAATATAGCACCGAAACAATGGCAGATTTTAATCCAGATGGTGCAGTAGAACTTTACTATGATAATGCTAAAAAGTTTGAAACCTATTCTGGTGGCGTTATTATAACAGGCGCACTTGATTTGAATGGTGCGTTAAATGTTAGTAGTGATGTTGCGTTGTCACATGATGGTGTAGTAACGACATTTGGCACTGATGGTGAAATCACCCTGACCCATGTTGCAGATACTGGCCTTGCATTAAAACATACCGCATCAGGTGATGATAAACCTGTAGTTTTTGTTTTACAAACTGGTGAAACGGATATTCAGGCTTCTGATGTACTAGGAAGTATTAGGTGGCAAGCACCAGATGAAGGCACAGGCACAGATGCAGTATTAGTTGCTGCAGCTATTGATGCCATATCCGAAGGAGATTTTGCCGCAGATAATAATGCGACCAAATTAGCGTTTAGAGTTGGTGCAAGTGAAACCGCAACAGAAAAAATGTCTTTGAGTTCTGGTGGAAACTTAACTGTTTCTGGTACGGTTACGGCCACAGCCGGTTCTACTTTGTTAATTAAAAATGCGGCTGGAAGTACCTTGAAGACTGTGAAGGGAATCTCTTAATGACTGCACGAACACCTTTGTATGTTAACGGCAGCAACGACCTTCAAGAAATGACTGCCGCAGAGATCGTAGAAATTCAAGAAAGAATGATCTACTACTATGGACAGTCTCCTTCTGTGACTTTGGCCGTGGACACTGGTTCAGCACAAAACTTGGATGCTATTAGCGATACAAGACAACAAGCAGGGTCAACATCACAATCCAGCACTGCTTTTGTTGCTGAAAGTTCTACTGCTGAACCATCAACCGTGACAGTTTCTTATGATCGTGTGGGAATGACTCAGACGACCAGCGGACATTCTCAACCGTCAACTAATACATCATTTCCAGTGTATTATGATTCGGGTTCTGGTTCAATTATTGCAATGACAGAAGCTGACATGAAAGATACGTTTGTTAAACCAGCAATTGATCTCTTAGTATCTGGAACAGAAAGTGCCAACACGGCAGGAACGTATACTATTACCACTTCTGCAACGGCCGCTTCCAATTATACTGCTGTTTCTTCTGACGCTGTTTTTGTTGATACCAGAGCAGATACAAGTGCGTATACCTCCGGCGGCATTCCAGAGACACTTGACCAACCAACTACTATTACAAGTTATTACTTACATCGTAGAAATGCGGCTTCAACCACGCCGAGTGTTTTTCCTATAATTATTGATGGCAGCAATGAATTACAATCAATGTCATCTTCAACAATAGATAGTGTCCTTGGGGCCTGGTTACGTTACTGGGCTGCTGCGTCCGATGATGGATATAAAATTACATACACTATGGCAACTTCTGGCGGTAATACTAGAGGCACAGCTATGGTTGACACACGGTTGAATGGCTCGGGCAACTATCAAACTAGACAGGTTGGAGATGATTATAGGTCACAGGAATTTCCGAATGGTTCACCAGCGACGATCACAACCACGAATTTACGTATTGCCAAGGCATAAATAAGAGTCAGGAGATTAAAATGAGTTATCCATTTTCGGAAAAAATTGTAGAGGCATATTATACCAATCCAGAACTGGATACGGTGTGTGTCCTGTACAGTGATGGCGAAGTAAATCGTGAGTATTATGTTGTTGTTGATGAAGAGGATCATCAATTCCAAGCTCTTCTAAAGGAATGGTCGTATGAGAGCCTTGATGAATGCACACGTAATAGAAATGAACGTGTTCGTCAAGAGTTCAGAGATGCGTTTCACCAATATGCTACAGATAACAACCTATATGGTCATGGTAATGATGGAACGGGCCAGGGTGGTGAAGAAAGACAAGCTTCATTTGATCTCTTATTCGATTTTGATGAGGAAAACGAACAACATAAAGAAATGCTTTTCAAACTTAAACTCAAAATGTTTGAACAAGATTCCGTCAAGAATTCTAAGGCAAAAAAGGGTAAGACTGATATTCGAAAGTCAACTACCCCGCTGGAGGCGATTGTAGCGTATAATAAATTTGTAAAGTAACTTGATTTTATCTTTTTGGTATGGTAGGGTGAGGCTATGAATATCATAGGTATATCAGAAGGGTTTCATGACGGTGCGCTGGCTCTTCTTCAAGACAGTAAAATTATTTACGCATCACACTCCGAGAGATATAGTAGGATAAAAGGTGATAAGTGGGTTCATTCAGAGCAGTGGCCTAAATCAAAAAGATATCAACCAGACGTTATTGCATACTACGAAAAACCTTTCAAAAAAAATTTAAGACGTTGGTGGGCCGGTCAGTCCTGGCAAAAGCCTAGAATTAACTACGACACAAGTTTTGGTCATCATGAGTCTCACGCAGCTGCTGGTTACTACACTTCTACGTTTGATGAGTGTAATGTATTGGTCATTGATGCAATTGGTGAGTGGGACACTATTTCCATATGGAAAGCAAAAGATGATAAGCTTAAAAAGATTACCTCTTGGAAATATCCTTACTCTCTAGGATTGTTGTATTCAGCAGTTACCCAACGCATAGGACTCAAACCCAACGAGGATGAGTACATCACAATGGGTATGGCTGCGTTTGGACAACCTCTTTATGTTAAGCAATTAGAAGAGCGATTGTGGGAGAACAATCATCGTGGTATTGGTAATATTCTTCCTGATGCTAAAAATGAAGATTTGGCTGCGTCAATTCAAGCATTATATGAACAAGAGTTGCTGAAACTCGTAAAGATGTGTCCACACCAAAACCTCGTTCTCATGGGCGGGTGTGCGCTGAACTGTGCTGCGAACTCTAAGATAAAAGGTAAAAATATCTGGATCATGCCTTCACCCGGCGATTCCGGCAGTGCGCTTGGTGCAGCTGCATTGGTGCGAAAGAAAAAGTTACAGTGGACAAATCCTTTCCTTGGGTATCCTATCATGAGGCGGACACATGTAAAGGAAGTTGTGGAAGAACTTGAGAAAAATCATATCGTTGGTCTAGCAAATGGAAGAGCAGAGTTTGGCCCAAGAGCTCTTGGCAATCGTTCGCTCCTTGGCGATCCACGATATGATATTAAGGATACGGTTAATAGGATTAAGCGCAGACAGTTATTTAGGCCTTTTGCTCCTGCTATTCTGGATGAATATGCTGATGAATATTTCTCCGGGCCGATGAATGAGTACATGCAGTTTGTCGCAAAGGCAAAACACGATTATAAGTCGGTTACACATGTGGATGGCACTGCTCGAGTGCAGATAGTCAAACAGGGGTGTGGTACTGTGCTCAGAGAAATTTTAGAAGAATGGTATGATCGAACAGGTTGTCCCATGTTACTTAATACATCCCTTAATATCAAGGGAGAACCCATGATCAATACATGGGAACAAGCAGAAGAGTGGTCAAGAAAATATAATGTCCCTGTTTTCTAAAAAAAAGAAGTTGATTGTAGGTGGATGCTCCTACACTGACAACTATGCGAGACAAGAGAAAATTGAAGAGTTTCCTTTGTGGGGAGAGCTTCTGGCTGATAAGTTGGACATGAAGCTCATTAATCTAGGCGAGTGTGGCTTTGGTAACAAGGCAATATACAGGACAATTACAGAGAGGTTTCTGGTAGAGAAAAATGTTGGACTTGTTGTTGCTATGTGGTCTGAACACCAACGAGTAAGTCTATACCTTGATGTCAAAGACAGAAATCTAAATCAAAATCCTTGGAGATGTTTTCATCCAGAGAGAATAATCAAGGACGCTGATTGGCATGATAAGTTCTATAAACCACCGGCTCGTAATCCTAAGAAACAGGGCCTAAAATATAATGTTAGTAAGATGCATTGTGATGCCCATATCAACAGTATCAAGGCAGGAGCGCTAGAAACACTCTCCTACATGCACGCCTTACAGTCGGTCATTACAGTTCCCGTTCTTCAGACACAGGGCTGTAAACCTCTTATGGGCCATTTTGAACACATTGAACAGATTTATTACAAGGAATTTTGTAAACACATTATAAACAGTCCATACATAGATACAATGGAAAATAGTTTTGTAGGTTGGCCAATAGACAAAAGAATTGGTGGTTACTGCATGGACGATTTGTTACAAGACGATCATAGAATTAGTGAAGAAGATACACACCCCAACGCAAAGGGCCACAAAATTATGGCGGAGGCTATTTACGATGCGTATGCGAAAATTTATTCTTAGATGTAGGTTGTTTCTGTCTAGGTTTCATCGACAGAATGTCAGTCAAGAATCTGGTTTCATATATGAGGTGGAGGATGAACAGTTCCAGACCTTGACCACTGAAGATCAAGCCAAACATCTTCAGAGAAGCTGGAACCGAAAAATGATGGAATGACTAAAAAAATAGAGGACTATGAATGGTTCTGTCCACAACCATTTATGAACTTATACAAAAATGTTTTTGGTTCAATCAAACCTTGCTGTGTCACCAAACAAGAGGCCGAGTGGCGATACTCATCCATAGACGAATACTTTTCTAGTGATAGACTAAAGAATTTGCGTCAAGAAATGCTAACCACACCTGGCGAAGAAGTTGCTAGGACATGTAGCGTTTGCATAGAACAAGAGAAACATTCCCCTGAGAGTCACAGAAGAACGTATCTGGGATATCTTGAGTATAACAAGCCAGAGATAAAATCAGAACTTGAAGAATATGTAGAGACTGACATGGAGAAACCACTTGTCAAAACGATGGAGTGGTTGGCCCCAAGTAACTACTGCAACTTAAAATGTCACATGTGTGGCTCCGGCAATTCATCCAGTATCGCCAGAGAAAATCAAGAAATAGGTCATCCTAATTTTCCCATCCTTGGAAACAAATCCTTGTATAAAGATGACGATGTGGCCGAAGAAGACATAAGTGAATTTGAAAATAAGGTGTTGGACAATCTAGTTGAACTCAAGCTCACTGGTGGAGAGACACTTGCGATCAAATATAACTATGACTTGCTAGAAACGACAGTTAATAATTTTAACAGTGAAGAGATGGATTTGAGAATTACCACAAATGGTACTCTAACACCGAAGTTCAATGGTAAAGACATTTTTGATTACATACCTAAATTTAGGTCTACACTAATAAACGTATCAATCGAAGGTTGGGCTGATCGAAACAGTTATATAAGATATCCTTCGAAGTGGGACGATATTATGAACAATGTCCGTAAATTTGCAGAGATGGATAAAGTCAATGTATTGTTTGTGTCCACTGTCAATAGTTTAAGTGTGGGGTATTTGTGGGAAGTCGCTGCTGGATGTGAAGAATTCATAAAAGAATATCCAGATGTTTTTCACCCGTTTGCTACGGGCAGTTTGGTTTGGGGGTCATGGGAAAAATACACTGTGACAGCTATACCTCTTGATCTGCGAGAGTTCTACGTTGAAAAATATTACGACAATCCAAACTTGAGGTACGTGAAAGACTATCAAAAATTAATTAACTTCCTCACAGACATGCCTTTTGATGAGAAAAAACACAAGTCCATGATGAAGGATGTTAAGGCAAGAGATAAGTATAGAGGCACATGTTTGTTAGATTTATGGCCGGAGTGGAAACCTTATTATGACTAATACAATATTATGCGTGAAGTGGGGTGACAAGTATGATCATACATATGTTGAGAAACTAAAAGAACAATGTGAACAGAACTGCTCTGTGCCTTTCAATTTCTATTGTCTTACAGATAACCCCACACAACCATACGACATACAGCTTCCTACAACTTGGGATTCATACTATCACGAAAATCGTGGTTTCTTCTGGGCCTATCGGAAGTACTATGTTTTCAAATTAGACGAGGAACCAGATAAGGACTTTTGGAAGATCGATGGTGAGCGGTTTCTTCTTCTAGACCTTGATGTTCGCATACACCAAGACCTCAAATATTTCTTTGAGCTACCTATGGACAAACCTTGGATTGTTCGTGGATGGTGGAACGATCCCGATACCGTGAAACGTAATTTCTCTAAGCATAAGTCCACGCCCCTAAACTCCTCAGTGATCCGTTGGGACCGTGGTCAGCTGAAGAAGGTGTATAATCATATTGATAAAAATGCAGAAGTCATTTTCTTCACGTATCCAAGTGCAGATAATTATTTCAACCATCATTGGTACAATGTGTGGAATGAAGATAAAGGATTCTTTAGAGGATTTCCACAGGGAGACGTATACTCATGGTACAAAGGGAATGTGTTTCCTGATGACATGAAAGCACATGTGTTAAGAGAAGATCACAAGATTTGTTTGTATAATAACAGCGGTTTTGGTGAAGGTGAGAGCGATGACAAGTTACATAAAATATACGCCTGAGGTTGCAAACGATTGGAAACAGGCTCAGGCAGATGTGCAGAAGGACTACCCATATCAATTTCGTAGAGTTCTGGATGCATCTACCTCTTCACAGATGCAGAGCAAACTCTGGTTAATAAATGAATTAGAGTTTTTCGCTGTCAAAAAAGTTGCTGTTATTGGCGGTTGGTTTTGTCAGTATCTTGCAGAGCTTCTTATCACTGACGGAGCTGAACTGGTACATAATTTTGAAATTGATGAGGACGTAAAAAATATAAGTTACAAATATAATAAACGACACAAAGATGTTGGTAAATATCAGTGCTCTATTAAAGACGTTATGTACAAACCTCTCAAAAGAAAAGAAAATCCAAACGTAGACCTAGACCCTGACTATCAATTTGATACAGTGATCAACACATCGTGTGAGCATATGTTTCCTATGAAACGGTTTATAGACTTGAATAGAGAATATATTAACCCACTCTACGTTCTACAATCGACCAGTGATGATCAATATGATGATCACATAAATTGTGTAAGCAGCCCAGAAGAGTTGGCCGAACAAGCAGGAATTGACCCGCTGCATACGGCGACTCTCAAACTAAATAATGGTATGGAGAGATTTATGGCGATAGGATATGATTCACGGAGCTGACAATAACGTATATCTCAAACCCTACAAAGCGGGAAACATCGTAGAGTGGTGCCGAGATCATGACGTTTGGTATCTCAAGATTGACATAGAGATACCAGAGGTTTGTATTCAAGAAGCACAGGCGGTCTATGATGAAGGCTTCTTTGTCGATCATCGATATGGTGACGGTGATGGCTGGTGTTCTGCAGCCATTCATAGTTTTGTACATGAGGATGCGAGTGATACTAGTCTCGGTTGGCATCACACCAAGAATCCTGCCGGACATGGGTTTACTGAAGAGAACGTCAAGTGGGGGTGGACAGAGATTGCAGAAGTCGCACCAGAGACTAAGAGGTGGTTGGAAGACTTTCCACACAAATCTTATCGGCGTTTGCGATTTATGCTTTTGAAGCCAGGCGGCAGAATAGTTGCACACAACGATGCCAGTGAACAACGGATAAAAGAGAACCGTGTAAGGAATATTGCTGGTGCGATCAACCTTGCATTCTATCAACCGAAGAATTGTTACCTGAGAAGAGCAGACACAAAGGAAGAGTTGCCCTTTGAGAACTGCACTGGTTTCTGGTTTGATAACGGTGTGGAACATGAAGCTTACAATGCGTCTACAGAGAACAGATTTCACTTTATCATGCATGGTGGGTTTAACAAGGAACGTAAGGAGCTTATGAGAAAGTCCCTTGTTAAACAGTTTGGTAAAGATGTATTGAAAGAGATTGATGAGTAGAAAAAAAATAGTGGTGTCTGGGGATAGTTTTACTGCTGGATCGGGCAAAATTGGCCAAACATATGTTTGGCCTGACATTCTTGCAGATAAACTTGGTATGGAATGTGTAAATGTTGCCAGAGGTGGAGTTGGTAATGAATATATTCACAATACGATGATTGATGCATTATTGCAACATAAAAACAAAATAGGCCTAGCAATTTGTTTTTGGTCTATGTTTGAGAGGTGGGATTTTTATGGTAAAACATTTAGATTATATCCAAACACTTTTCGTAATGAACCAGAATTATTAAAGAAGTCTGTTAGATATATACACTCCTTTCAAACTTATTGTGAATTTTATAAATTACCATATCTACAGATGCAAGCTTTTGAACCAACTGAAATAATTATGAAAGATATTTTAGATACTCCACAATTTGATTACATCAATTCTAAATTTATTGGGTGGCCAATGTATCATGAAATTGGTGGATATCACATGTCAGATAAATTAGATGATATAGACCCTCGGCGAGAGACTCATAGAGTAGGTAAAAATGACTCTCATCCCAACGATAGAGGTCATGAGTTTATAGCTGATTTTTTCTATGAAAAATATAAAGAACTTTACTAATGATTGACTTAACTAAACCAGTGGACGCTTCATTTGAGCTAAATAACAAGTGCAATCTCATGTGTCCACAATGTAGTCGAAACATTATCAAAGATGGTGAGTTGCAGAAAAATCCAGATACGACTGGCAATCCCCTATCTACTCTTGATAGTTATGAAATGTCTCTTGACGATTTCAAGGCTTCTCTAGACAATCTAGGAAAGGTTGGTCTGATAAAATTCTATGGAACTGTGTCTGAGAATGTTGCAAGTAGCAATTTCTTTGAGATCAATGAATATGCGTTTAGTAAAAATGTTCGATTGCTTACTAGTACTAACGGCTCTTTAAGAAGCACGAAGTGGTGGCACGAACTAGGCAAACTATACAAGAATCAAGAAACGAGTAAAATTGTTTTCTGTTTAGATGGAATACATGAAGAGTTGAGTCTGTATCGTATAAACGCTAATTATGACAAGATCATTGAAAACGCTATAGCGTTCATGGAAGGCGGCGGACGAACTGAATGGCGAATGATTATATTTAAACATAATCAGCATCAAGTAGAAGATGCCGAGAAACTTGCAAAGCAATATGGGTTTCACCAGTTCTCTTATCAGTACTCTAATCGAAGAGATATCCACGGCCCATTCACATACAAGGGAAAGGAATACAACCTTGAGCCACAGGACAGATGGAAAGAGTGGGAGACTATCAAGAAAGAAAGGTTGAATCACAGAGAAGTGGGCAGTATCGTATGTAAGTTTCAAGAGGTAAATTCTGTTTATGTGGATTACCTGTGTCGAGTTTGGCCTTGTTGTTATTTGCCTAATATGAAACACCTAGTTGGTGAGCAGGATTACTACGATAAGTATTATTATGATATGAGTAACAACCTGATAGACAAAAGTATAGAAGAAATATTAACTGATGATTTTTACGATAAGTTACAAAAATCTTGGAAAAATAAGGAGTCTTGTCTGGCTCCTTGCTCCAGCACCTGTTCATTTACGGACAACCTCAGAACTTCAAATTACAGAGTAAACGTATGGTAAAAGAATTTGATGAGTTCGTGAATGTTTGGAAAGAGCAAACGAAAGGTGTTAAGATCAGAAAAGAATACTCACACCTTCTCTTTCTTGTTGTATATCCAGACGAAATCGAATGGGACTTCTCGGTAGAAAAACAGTGTCAGACAACAACTCTTATGGTTTCTGGTGGGCCGACAGGTGCAAGTACAGGTCATGATGTACAATTCTGTTACAGGAGCGAGGTTAACGATTTTCTAGAAACCTGTGAACACTCCCATGCAATGATTGTTTCCGTTGGAATGGTTTTTGATACGGTGGGGTGGACTGATGATCTTTCTGCTAAGTGGAGAGGGGGTTCTATAAATCAGGTAACGCCGGTCACTGACTTTTTTGATTTTGTAGAAAGTGGCGAGCTAGTAAAGGGCCATATTTTGGCACGGCCAGGTAAGCTTTCATTCTTTCATTACCAGCACATAAACCTAAATGTGGATATGTGGAAAACTTTGAAGTGTCCAGACGTTTACGGTAGATACAAAGTTATAGAACGCTCAGAGAACAATTATCACGATGACTACACACCACACTGGGCAGAAATTGAGACTTGGGGCAGAGTACAAAACTTCACGCATCAAGAGAGAGAACGTAAATCGTTTTCATATTTTAGAGAACAGGATTGGTCTGACTTCAGCGGCGATGAATATTACTTCTCTAGATTTAATACAAGGATAGGAGAGGCATTTTATATCTTTAATACAGAAGGTCTTAAAAAAATTCCAGAAGGTAAATTTGATTTGTTGTTTTCACCAACAGCTGGTTATAGTGCAGAGGTCTACGCAAACGAACTTGACTTCGAAGGGACTGTTGTTCTGTACGATTACACACAAGAAAACCTTGACACAAAACGGGCGATTGTGGACATGAATATGTCGCTGGAAGAAATATACATGTACAGAAAGTCTACAGGAATCAATATGGTGGATAACACTGGTAACTTGCCGGCATCTATCAGAAGCAAATCTATGGGAACACACGAAGAGTTACGAGCTTTACAACTCAAAATGAACGAGGAATATGATGTCCAGTATTGGTTGATGAATCTCATAGAGTTTGATGCCACACGATTGATAAACCTTGTTCGAAACCGAAACGTTTTCTTTGATACCAGCAACATATTCAGCTATCACATCTCACATGCGAGATACACTTTAGACGAACTAATCTGGGCCTATGAGGGACTACATGAGATTTTAGCATATGCAGACAGGTGCTGGTTTCAAGGAACTAGACCGACAAAACAGTGGGAGCGAAAATGGATATCCTCGCTATACGAATAGGTGACAAATATGGCCCAGAGTATGAGGACTACTTGAACAAAAAGTTATCTAAGTACAAAATTCATTGGATGCACGAGCCTTACGATGATCGTGTCACTCTACAGTGGAATAAGATGTGGGGTATGCAGTTAGATCAAGATGAACCTTTGTGTGTAATGGACATTGACATTTTACTTATGAACGACTATAATGAAATATTCGACTACCCTATTGAACGTGGTCAGTTTCTTGCGATGCCTGGCTGGTGGAGAGATACGGAGAAAGAAGGATACTCTATCAATGGCGGGTTTTTCAAATACTATCCAAAAGATTGCAAATATATCTATGACAAGTTTATGTCGGATATATCGGGATGGCAAAAACATTATATTGAAAACGGCGTTACAAGAGGCCCCGTCAACGGAGAACAGTATTTTGTTGAAGACTCGGTGAAGGAGAGGTTGGAGTTGAAGCTTCTACCTAAAGAATGGTTTACACGTTGGGTTGTCGATGAGGATATTGTGGGCAGAAGTATGACAAAGTGGCAAGTGCAGATAACTCGTAAGTATCAGAAAATTACAGGAAACGACTACATATTTCTTGGTGGAGAGTTTCACCCAGATATTAAATTCGTACACTTTACTCACAGAAATAATAAACCGCATCAATGGGAATACTATGACAAAATTCGTTTATGTTAGTGATGATTATAGACAAGCCTGGAGAACTTACCTTTTAAATGTTGATAAGATGTGGCAACCAGAAATAGACTCAGATGAGTTTGAGTTTCTTTTGGATGCGGAACAAGTGAGTTTGCGTGAATATACTAGACCACCACACTGGTATCTTAATGATTTGTTAGGTGAAAATGAATTTGTTTTCAACATGAGCACGTTTAATTTTCCTAAAATAGAATTTGAGTATACAGATGGTTTACCATCATTTGATGATATCATGATGAACCGAGCCATCGAAATGCGAGACAAAGGTAAAGAGATAGAGTTATTATATTCTGGAGGCATTGACAGTGTAGCAATTATGTATGCCTTAACAGAGGTGTGTCCAAAAGATCAGATACGCATTATTATGGGAGATGAGACTCCAGTGAATATATATCCAGATGGATATAAAAATGTGGTCGGACATTTGCATTACGAATTTTCTAATGGCAATATGTTTGGTATCACAAGACCAGACAAGCGCCTGTTCACTACAGGATGTGAAGCCGATAGGTTATTTGGTAGCACAGGATACCCTCATGGCAGAGCTTCCAACAACCAGACATATACTAAAAATAAAGAGGACGAATATAATGCTAAACGATGGTGGCCTATTACAAGACACACATATCTAACGCAGTCATTCAGATTCTTGCAAAACATATCTGTTGATAAAATAGACCTTGATAATTATCAACCTTTCTTTTTGTGTCCAGACATACTGAGGTATGCAATGAATATGCACATAGAAAAAAAGATAGTGTGGCACACTAACTGGTGGGACAATGATGAGAGTTTTTTAAAAACTAAAATGGACATTCGCAACTTCATATCAAGATTTGATAAGGGCTACGCTTATAGTCAAGGTAAGACAAATATGAGGGCGGATGTTCAATATGAACACTCAGTGCCGTTATCTTCTAATTTTAATGTTTTGGCTATAACAGAGGATGGTACAGTTGTCAATAGACATAATATTATGAACTACATGAAGAGAGAAGCACTAACGATATGATAGAAGATAACTACCTGACAGATGATCAAATGCAAACTCTAAATGAACTCCACATAGAGTATGCAAAGGTACACTGGATTGGCTACGAATATAGTGGTAAAAAGAATCCTTTAATAGATTTGGTCATGTCAACTAAACCAAAACTAAAAGAACGGGCTCATGGTGCAACTGCATGGTATAACGTGCGACCAATTGATCCTGTCTGGCATAGTGACATCTTATCATATAATGATAAGTATCCAACGAATCAATTACCAGAATTGACATTTGTCTACTATATGCGAGAGCCAGATAGTGGTGGTCATTTAGAGATAGGTGGAGAAAAATGGTCAATAAATGAAACAATAGAGCCTAAGGTTAATCGGTTGGTCTATTTTGATGCAACACTGACCCACAGAGTGCAACCATATGAAGGAAACAGAGTATCAGCATCGTGGGTTTGGTGGAAAGGTGTGCCCGACAGATACGATCCAGTAGTGCTAACCAACACATCTTACCATGTACTAGAGAGGGTTTGGACATGAAGATTTTAATTATGGGTTTGCCTGGCTCGGGCAAAAGTTGGCTGGGGGAGAGGCTTTCTAAGAACCTCAAAATTCCATACTGGGATGCAGATGTCGTTAGAACTACCTATGGAAATGACTACGATATGTCTATGGGTGGTAGAATTATTCAGGCAGAAAGAATGAGAAAACTCGCAGAGTTGGACCCTGTTAGTATTTCTGGTTTTGTGTGTCCTTTGCCGGGACTGAGATATTTGTTTGGGCCTGATCTTCTTATTTGGATGGATACGATAAAGGAGTCTAAATATGAGGACACAAATAAATTGTTTCATCCACCCACTAAAATATATGATCTAAGGATTACGAAATGGATAGACGAAAACCAACTGTTCAAATGCTTGGAAGATTTCAACCTTGGCACCGTGGACATAGAGAACTTTTCAAAAGAGCTCACGCAAAGACTGGCCAAGTGGTCATAATGGTTCGTGACACAGGTGAAGAATACCACGATAGAAATGACATGATTCGTGATTTACATGTTCATGGTTATACTCAGCATTTGGATTTTGAGGTAATGGACGTACCTAACATTATAAATATAACATACGGCAGAGATGTTGGTTATAAAATAGAACAGGAACATCTCGGAGAAGATATAGAAAATATATCCGCAACGGAGCTAAGGAATGACATTTCAAACAACGTCAAGAACAACTAGAGAAGATGCTGGCATATCTTGGTATGTGCCTACTGATGAGTTTAAGGCATATCGACAGACAAATTATATTGACAATGGTAAAATAGAATCCATCTCTCGTACTGATGTTAGTGCTACGGTTAGACAAGTTGTAGTAACATGGAAAGATGAAGCCTCAGCTCAGGAATGGTATGATGATGCAGTTTGTGCTTCTATGAGAACTGCTCGAAATACCTATGAAACCAATAATGGTATTAGTCGAGTAAAGCCAGGAACTCAATAACCCTCTGGTCTGTTATTCCAAACACGTTTCATATCCTCAAATTTCTCAATAGCGTCAGGTTCGTCATGACGTAACAAGCCACGATCTTGTCTAATCCTTATAGAGTGACATATGGAAATTCTGTCTAGAATTTCGATGACTATACGATCACAATGCCAATCAACACTAGAATTGTATAGAAATAGTAATTTATCAAGGCCTTGCCAACCTATCCAACGTCTGATCATACGAAAATCCCAATGTGGATCACCGTAGGATAAAGATTCCCAATCTCGTAGACCAGTTAGATTTCCCTCTTTATCTACCAAAATATTTTGCCGCCATAAATCGCCGTGTATATAAAAACGCTTATCACATCTTGATTTTACCGCATAAAAATCATATAACGCATCTTCAGTGAATGTGTCTTTTTCACTCCACTTAACCAGATCGTCAATGTTATCCCACATTGACGATTCAGGAATATTATCATATGTTGCAAAGTCTTCCCCATGCGGCAATGAGTGCAACTCTGCCAACAGGTCAGCTAACTGCTCAATGAATTTGGGGCCAGGAGTATCTAACATCTCTCCTTCGATCCACCCACCCTTAATCATATAGTCTAAAGAAACCATTTTTCTATCTCATCATAATTTGTAAATATCTTAGAATAGTCTGGATTTTCGATAATCTCTTTTTTATTCTCTTCTTTAAAGTTGGCTTTGATGCCGTAGTGTTCTTGTATTTTCATCATGGCAGTATCCTGATCTTTTGCGAATTCTTCATATGTTATCACAGGAACATCAAAATTTTGCATGATAAGATTGGTTATGTCCTCTCTATACATATACTTTTTATAGTCTTCGTATGTAGCCGTGAAAGAGTTGGGTGGAGGCGTTCTCCTAGAAGGCGGATCATACGTAGAATATTCCCTGTCCCTTGGATAGTCTGGTTGACTGCAAAACATTGCGGTAAGCTCAAAACAGAAATGTGATACCTTGTCCTCTCGTTGAAACCAAACCAAATCAAACTCTCTCAATATTTCAGTTGCAAACTGGACTCTTTTTATAGGAGGCCATTCGCATTGTGTAGGTGTATTTGTAAGTTGTAAAGGCATAGTCTTGATACAATACGGCAGAGGAAAATTTTCTAGATGACGAAGCCTTCTACGAATATCTTGTTCAGTTAGAAGGTCTTCGTTTTTTGTCCAATCAATGTCAACACGTTTTGTAATAAGGTCGAATGGTTTTGTTAGATCAACGCTCTTATTTCGGCCGAACCATTCAGTGCCCTCCACCAGATCAAATGTTTTACTCATGTATTCGAAAAAATAGTAACTGCCTGATCGTGGAGTACACACGATGCAAAAGTCACTCATAGTTTTGAAACCACTCTACAATTTCATCGTAGTTTTTAAATTTGTCATCATACTTGATTCCTAACTCTATAGGAACAGGAACCCTCACAACTTGATTTGAGTTGATATTAAAGAAGTTTGAAAGTTTTGCAAGGTTTTCTGATGGGTCTGCAAGAAAATATTCTAGGGATATGAGTGGCTCGCCTTGGTGATAATTTCTGTACAGGTTCCAAAAGCAATCTAGTTTGGCCTTGAATTTGTCAAACTCTTCTCTGGTGGCTTCTAGACTAACATTCTCTATCTGTGGCCTATCCTCTGCTTTATACACATGATTTACACCAGTGCGAAGTCGAGCAACATGACTTAGAAACTGTGCAACAATATCCTCACGATGCAACCATATGCTCGTAAAGTTTTTGGTGACTTCATGAACCTCTTCTGGTGAGTCTGATATATAGTGAGGTAGAACTTTAAGGAGATGTGTGTCTTTTGCGAAATCCTGAGATTCAATGTCTGAATAAGAGTTGTGCTTCAACCACGAGCCAGAGTCAAGTAGACCTAACATGTTACAAGCATAACTACGAAATAATGTTGAACCACTTCTTGAAGTGGCGACTAATCCAACTCTCATAGGACTATATATAATGCCTTTAATTGACATTCCCACATATTATCTAAAAGAAATTGATTTTGATACAATTTTTCCCATTTGGAACGAGAAATTGTGGCCGGGAAGAATAAGTAAAATTGAACCCATGAGCAGTCTTGTATGGAACTCTCAGCTGTTTCTTACTTGGGGGAACTCAGAGATAAAAAAAGATAGTGCTATATTTGATAAATATGAGCCTAAATTCTTTGGTTTATTTTTAGAAAAAGAAATCGTGGGTGTTAATAGTGGATTTAGAACAGAGGATAATGTTTATCGATCTAGGGGTTTATGGGTCGATCCAGAACATAGGCATTTTGGTCATGGACAACTTTTGTTGAGATGTGCGTTTCAACAAGCAAAAAATGAGAAATGTAAGGTTATATGGAGTATGCCACGCAAAAAAGCTCTATCAACGTATGAGTCAGTAGGATTTAACAAGATAGGGAAATGGTTAGACGAAACTGTGGAATTTGGCCCAAATGCCGTGGCATATAAATACTTGTAAAGGAAGAGTCTATGGCCGTACCTACAACAAAATCAACCTTTAAAGATTATTGCCTTCGAGCTCTTGGCCAAGGTGTTATTGATATAAACGTCTCAGATGATCAGGCAGATGATCGTATAGATGAAGCACTACAATACTTTGCTCAATATCATTACGATGGCATTGAGAAAATGTATCTCAAACACCTGATAACTTCAGCAGAAGTTACACGGGCCCGCAGTGATACATCAGCAACAGCTACTGATACCGTTGACAATTCGATCACGGCAACGTGGAAAGAGGGTAATAACTGGATACCTCTCCCAAGTGCTGTCGTATCAGTATTACGGGTGTTTCCCTTCACTGACACTGGCGGTGGTAGTAACATGTTCGATGTTAAATACCAGCTGCGACTAAATGACCTGTATGATCTATCATCTACCTCTGTTATTCAGTATCAAATGGCTATGGATAACCTAGACCTGATTGAACATATTCTTGTGGGCGAAACACCAATCCGTTTCAACCAACACCAAAACCGTTTGTATGTGGACATGGATTGGGAAAATGATGTAACAGCAGATCAAGACTATATGATTATCGAATGTTACAGAAAACTAGACCCAACAACATACACAGATGTTTACGATGATATTTTTCTCAAACGATATGCAACCTCTCTTATCAAAAAACAATGGGGAGCAAATCTATCCAAGTTCTCAGGTATTCAGATGTTGGGTGGTGTTGAGATGAATGGTACAGACATATACTCACAGGCTGTGGAGGAGTTGACCGCACTAGAAGAAGAAATCAAATTGGCATACGAACTTCCATTAGATTACATGGTGGGTTAAGATGGCTGTCAATAAACATTTTCACACCAGCGGCTCACAGGCAATAACATCCGAAAAAAATCTCTATAGAGATTTGGTTACTGAGGCTATACAGATATATGGTCATGATGTTTACTATCTGGACAGAACTCTGGTTGCTGAAGATACGATTATGGGAGAAGACTCCCTTTCAAAATTTAATAGTCAACATCTTATAGAGATGTATATGGAAGATGCTTCTGGTGGTTTTGCCGGCGAACGAGAACTGATGACTCAGTTCGGTTTACAGAACTTGAGTGAAGCAACATTTGTAGTCGCAAAAGAGAGATTTCAAACAATGGACTCTCAGCTGAGAATAGAGGACGGCACAGACACTACAGGCGGTTCCATTTTGCAGGAGTCAGGAACGAGTGATAGTACAGAGAAGTTGGACGGTAGTAGTTTTTACATTGTGCAAGATACTGCTAGCACAGACGCTGACAGGCCTCAAGAAGGGGATGCCGTATATCATCCTATCTTAAAGAAATTATTCGAAGTCAACTTTGTTGACCATGACGAGCCATTCCATCAATTAGACAACAATCCAGTATATAAACTACGTTGTCGCTTGTTTGAATATGGTTCAGAGGCTTTGGATACTGGTATCGCAGAAATTGATGCTATAGAAGATGATCTGTCAGTGAACGCCTTGAGTTATCAGATTACTCTGGAACAGTCAGCTGCTGTAAATGAGAACTTCAGAATCGAAAGATTGGCCGACGGTGATTTGGTCATCGATGAGACAGACAGCGATAATATCATTGGCGAAGATGATTCTACTTCTGTGGGTGAGGCACTGCAACTTGAAAATGGGTCGTACATTGTACAAGAGGACTATATAGTAGGTGACATGACTACAGATAAAACAGCTCAAAATGAACTGTTTGATGAACAAGACGATACCATATTGGATTTCAGTGAATCAAATCCTTTTGGTGATGTTGGAACAAAGGGATAATATATCATGTTAGGACAGCAGTTTTACCACGAAACAATAAGGAAGGTTGTAGTATCATTCGGTACAATTTTCAACGATATCCATCTGGTAAGGAAGGATAACGATGGAAATGTCACACAATCCATGAAAGTTCCGTTGGCATATGGCCCACGGCAAAAATTTTTGGTGCGATTGGGTGATGATCCAGAGCTCGGAAAAAAAGTTGCTGTGACCTTGCCTCGTATCGGTTTTGAAATTACTGGTTTGTCCTATGATCCCTCTCGAAAACTTAGTCGTGTTCAACAGTTCAAAAAAGTTAAGGGTACAACTAACAAGTCATTAGATACGCAGTATATGCCTGTGCCTTACAATATTGATTTTGGTTTATACATCCTTTCGAAACAATCGGATGATGCGTTGCAGATTGTAGAACAAATTCTGCCGTATTTTCAGCCCGATTATACAATCACCATGAACGATATGCCTGATATGGGAATCAAAAGGGACGTTCCTGTGGTGCTAACGAATGTGGGGTATGAGGATGACTATCAGGGAGACTTTACATCTAGACGGTCTATCATCTACTCTCTAGACTTTACTGCTAAGTTTTACTTGTACGGCCCTGTTACATCTAGTAAGGTCATCAAAACAGTTATTGCTGATCAGTTTACAGACTTGCCAGATAAGTCGCCTAAACGTGAGCAACGCTTTACAGTCTCGCCTGATCCAATTACAGCTGATGCTGATGATGATTTTGGTTTTAATGAAACGAGTTCATTCTTTCAAGATGCTGGAGAAGGTGAATCGTAATGTCTAGTAAAGAAAAACTAGATGAGACGCTTGGAATTGTTGATAAGATGATCATCGATGATCTAGTTGATAACGGAAAATCACAAATAGTTACGAGCCGCCATGATCCTGTCATGTTTGGTGGTGATGAGTTGAATGAGGATATTGATAATGACTATGAATACCAACGACGAAACTTCTACAATCTGGTCGAAAGAGGAACGGATGCAGT